AAAGTATGTGCGATGATGTTGTGCGTGAAATAAATTGGCTGTTAAATGAACATCGCACCGACATCCGGCTTTTGAAACTGAATGAACAGGAAGCGCAAAAGTTAGCCGGGGTTCAATATACATGGCAATATCAACATTGGGTTGATATCGAAGATGACCATAGATAATGTTCAAAAATAAAAAAAAAAATTTGAATTAATTGTTTGGCGAACAGTCAAACAATTAACCTACTTACCTATTTTGCAACATGTCACTTTCTAGAGCTACTAGTTTATCCCTGACCCACATTCAAAACTGCCCTTTAGATTGCCCTGTGATGAAACTGCCTATGTTTGTATGGGGACTCACAATTATGTCATCTGCATCATTTGTATCAATATATTATCTTATGTCTAATTATACAAACCAAGATATATGCGATACACTTAATATAAACTATTATCCAACTTATTATCGTGTAATGCCAAAAATATATTGGTATATTTTCACTGTAGCAATCCCACGCTCAATGTGGGAAGGCGTTAAAGCTGGTGCATATGCTGCGGTTTATCCCGGTATTTGGATGTATCATACTGCCCGTCGCATGATTGCAAAATAAAAAAATTGATATATTATTTATTTTTTCTAATAAATAATAAACAAACTTCTGCTACCCCCCCTCTCCCACAACATAAACTAACAAAGATGATTGACGCGTTTATTAATTGGGTAGGTAGTTCATCAAAACAACAGCCAAAACCGGCGCGCGAAACCTTTTGCGAAATCCTCCATATCGTCGCACCAGACCCGGCGATCACCCCTAACATTACCGAAGCCACAATTGGCGATGCATTAATCCCTTATAAAACCGATTATGCAGAACTCATCGATATGCGCGATAAACTGCAGGTATTACAAAAACAATGCCTGGATAACGTATTTAACTTAGACACGCGTTTTATTGAAGACAGCGAACAAGGCGCCGATGCCATTTGCAATGACGAACCAGCGCCCCCAGCACAAAATGTCGACCTAAACATCGTATTCCTATGTCATAATACACGCACTCTTATCAATCGCTTATTAGTAAATATTGAAAATAATGATGCTTTGCTACAATAGGCAATGCATCATTTTCTTATTATGCTCCAAGACGATTTAAAAAGATTTGGCCGGGTGTCACTGCATTTCTACGTGGCGGTGCCGCTTGGGACTGTGCCTGTGCGGCAATCTGGCGAAACATTGCGCTTTTATCCAAAGCCAACATTACGCGGTCATAATTGGTTTGCCGACCTTCAATGTCGCTATAATCGGCACGTTGCGTTACTGTCAGGGGTGTAATAAGGAACCATTGATCTCGCCCTTGTAATTCGAACCACCATTTATCGATACTATACTTAAGCTGACACGCCGTGTATTGTAACCCTTGGCGACAATCGGGGTCGGCCATAAGCTGACGGATACCTTCGCGGTAATTATCAATCAGGGTGTCGTAATAGTGGGACATCACAAGGTAACCGGTAGTTGTCTGGCATTTGGCCACCTTAGCGCAAAAAGGATGGCGTTGTACCACCGGTGCAACATTATTACCGGCTAGCAAACAGACGTCGAACCTGGCATCACCGCCGTCACCGCCATCACCCCTTCGCCCGCCGCCATCACCCCTTCGCCCGCCGCCATCACCCCTTCGCCCGCCGCCATCACCCCTTCGCCCGCCGCCATATTCCTCCAAAAACAGATTCATATTGGTGACAAAAGCCTCTGGGTCAGTAAAAAGGATATCATCTTCGACAATAAGACAATGCGGCCATCCATTCTTTCGCGCCATCTCAAGACATCGCAGATGACTCATAGAACAACCGATAGACCCTGACCCCGGCTTTTTTGGTAAGCAAACGGCATTAAAACGCTTGATGCGGTCGATACTGAGACCCACTTTAGGGAGTTCGGCCTCTATTGCAGTGCGCCTATCCGGACGCGATTCCAAATTAATGTAAAACCCATACCGAATATCGGCAATAGACTTTAGTGGTTCGAGGGCAGTGGACATATGTATGTGGTATGTTAAAAAGCCTTTAGGGGGTTTTGCGTCTTCGACGTTTAGTTATACATTTTTTTTGTTTAGTGCAGCGACATTGTTTAGTGCGGTGACGCCTACGCCCACCTATGGCGGATTTTTTTGCAGCTGACATAGGATTGAACCCATGTTTTTGAAAATTTTTTAGCTTACTAAGATGCCAATCTATATTAGTCATTGTTTCTTTCACTGCCGGTATAGTATTAAGATTTGCCCGTTGTTCTATAGCATCTGACAACACTTGAAGCCCTAACATCATACCGGGGGCAAATAATGTTTCAACATATTCGCGATGCCTATGTAAAATTTTATAATATGTTTCAAACATTGCAATTGCGCTTTTACCGCATCCACTTAATGTTGCACACCCCCAACCGTTAAAATTATTTGTTGCCGATAAAGGAATTGATTGATTTAATAAATATATGTCATCGATTTTAATACGATAATCTTTAGTCGTATTAGTTCCAGTGTAATTATACATTTTTGTAACATATAATGTAAACAAATCAGTATCATTTGCATATGCATTTAATTTATCAAATGCAGGATAATGTTCAAACTCTGAACCGTCCCAAAATCCCTTTTCAGAAAAATAAACCGGCGACAGTATATTTACATCATGTGTTGTAAACACATTTGTTGTTTGGTCAATGGCCGTGCTATTATGCAAATAATTAATAGAATTCATATCAAATATACATAGTGTATCAGATGCCGTATTATAAAGTATATTAAAGGCATGTCCGCCTAATCCAGTGACCCAGCTTCCTACAAATGTTATAATAAGCGGGCTTTTAGAGACATCTAATGTTGTGTTGTGTGCCAAATTTGACAAATGTAGCTTATTTTTAATAGTTGATATATAATGATCATAATGTGCATTTTGTGCTGGAATATTTGGCACAAATGCGTCTTTAATAAGCGTCATATAACTATTTTTATTCATATAACTTGTTGTATTTGAATGCGTCGCCGGTTCATCATTTTCATAAATTTGTATTAATCCGGAATATACCCGTTTAGCATGACTTCGTATACCTTCAAATGACAATGCCCTAATTAAATCAAAATATGCGCCATGAACAACGAATGAGGGACGGGTCGATTTTGGAAATGTAAATGCAGTTAATGCTTGCATAACATCATAATTGTTTGTAAGTATATTTTCATATACATCTTCTATTACATCTGGCATATTACTATACGATACTGCATTAAATACACATGACCCATAAAGATTTTGCATGGGTAGCAGAAGTGGCAAAAGCATTTGCATGTATGTGTCTGCCGATATTGCCTCCGGTGCAGTTTGATTGTATACTTTAAAATCTATTTCGACGCGTTTAAAAAAGGAATCGCGCAAATCAATTGTAATCGATTGTACTTGTGCCAATATCATAATTGCAAACATGACAATATACATCATGCAATGGGGTGTCCCTCCCGCGATACCGCCTCCACTCACCCGGCCATAAGCCGGATGCATCTTATTTTTAACCTGATATTGTGCTACATAATTTAAATATGCTTCATAAAACCCCGACGCTTTATAAACTGCAATAAGTTCCTTTAAAAAGATACAATCAACCCCCTTGGCATCAGAACAATCGACACCGCGCTCATACTCAAAAAGGATACTAAAAAGGTAGTGCATCATTGCAATATTTCGCGATGTCCGTTTATCGGCGTCGCGCGGGTGTATACCCCGCTCATTTAGCACATCAAAATAGGCAGCCATCATAGCTGTATATACTTTCATAGTTTTCATCAAAATAGCATAATTAGACATAATATTGACGGCCAACCAAGGGTTTTGTAACGCCCCATAATATAGTTTTTCGTCTTGTTCATCCACCGTAGTCATATATTTACTGCCGACTATTCCCATTAACTGGGGGGCTGGCGCCCCCCACACACCAAATAAAATCTCCGGTAATATACATACGACGCCGATGCCCCTACGCAGGCTGGGAACTTTAGGAGATGGGGGATATGTAGTATGGGTTTGGGATGACGATAGGGGTAAGTGCCCATGTGATTTGTATATTAGTGCGGGGGTTGGTACGGAGGAATCTTTTACGTGGGATTTTTTAACATTGGCGGGGTTGCCCCCACCTTTTGAGGCATGGGCGTTTGATGGTACAGTGGCGGCATTTCCGCCCCAGTATATTCCCAAAGGTTGGCGGGTATATTTCGTCAGACGCAATATTGACCCTGAGATGACCGCCTATACGGCAAATTTGCATCGGCTTATTGCCGCACATAGTAACATCTTTTTAAAGATGGATATTGAAGGAAGCGAATATGCTTGGTTGGCGGGGCTCACCGATGAGCAAATGGGACGGTTTTGTCAAATTGTGGTCGAGTTTCACGATATTAACGGGGCGGGCGGGGGTGGGACAAAGGAACTTTTTACCGCGGTATGGGAAAAAGTTCAGAGGACACATTGGGTTGCACATATACATGGGAATAATTATGGAGGCACGGGGGATGATGGTCGCCCCAATGTAATTGAAGTCACCTTTGTAAGACAGGATGTGCGCGCGGGCATGTTTGTTGCCGAAAAAGACATTGTTATTGCGCCGATTGCTGGGCTTGATTGGCCAAATCGGTGCGGATGGCCGGACATTGCGTGGCAACCACTGCGGTCTCTCAGCAAAGCCCGGCAACTTACCTCCGACGACGTATAGTACGGCGCATGCGCCGTTTGTGACAACGCCTGCGACTTTTCCCCCTATCCCCGCACCTTCCGCCTTTTGCGGCAGAGGTCTGTTTCCCGCGTGATTTGCGCATTTGTGCAATATCATAATCGACCTTTTGAGCAACATTCGTGACTTTTTCAACATAAGGAATATCCGGTGCCAGCACACTACTATAAAGGTTTGCTCCGCGCGTTTCTTTATCGGTAGGAGTATGTGACATATATCGCGTGACACCTTTTGTTAGTAGTGAACCCCATTTCGCGGTTTTGGCGTCTATTAAATAGTCTACCGCATTAATAGTATGTATAAATTGCTTATTGGCATGAAGTAATTCGGAATATGCGCTCATAAGCTCGATTGCACTTTCGCCACATGTATCTAATGTAGCACATCCCCATCCATGAACATTATTTGCCACAATATCGCTCATTTCATCAGTATCTTTGGCCACATACATATTTTCAATAAATACCGCCGGTGGCGAGGCATCCGCCGCATGTGGAATATTGGCCATATCCATATATTCGCTAAAAATTTCCCCCTCGCCGACATATATGTTTATGTTTTTAAAATTGGGATTGTTTTTAAATGTGGATCCTTCCCAAAACCCCTCTTCTGCAATAAAAATGGGGATAAAAGGTAGCAACGGTTCTACCCTAGCAACGCGTTTTACCAGCTCTACAAACTGTTTTAGCCTATTTTTTGTTATTTCCGGTTCATATTCAATAAAAAACTTGCCGACGGAGATTTTATTTGTAGCATCACGCGCAGCCTTTATGATTTTATCTAACACATTTAAATCGAATATGCAAAACCGCCCATTTTGGGTATTATAAAGCAGATTAAATGCTTGGTCATGTATGTATGCCACAAAGGTTATTATGAGTGCATCGCGTTTAAAATCGATGGTCGTCGTTGCTGCACTTAGCTCTGCCAAATGTAGTTTGTCTCTGAGTCCCCCGATGTATGCGCGATACCTGCGGTAATTTGCTTCTTGAGCACCAGTAATCATATTGGGCAACATTTGTTTCATATACATCGTCACATAATTAGTATAATATGATTGGTAACTTGTTTGATGCGGCTGCTGCGCACCCACATCATCAGCAGGCATTTCATAGATTTGCACAAGGTGAGTATACACATCATGCGCATGGTCGCGCATATGATCTACATCCATATATGGGGTAGTCGGAATACCGCCCGACAATTTTAATCCCTGTAATAAAATAAACTCGCCTGGTTTATCATAACCCACTTTTTTTACTGCCAATCCAACAACCCCGTTTAATATTTGGCGGGTGTAATATTCTGGACGAATGATGTTTGCGTTTATTTCACGGATTGTCTCGGGAGTGTTACCAAACAAAAGGGTTTGAAAGGTGGATGACCCAAACCGGTTGTTCATTGAAAATAGTTTAGTAAGCCCCAGGCGCGCAATTAGTTCTTTAGATGGTTTATTACGATATACACGCAGTTCTTCATTAAGATGGGCACTATATTCGTCTAATCTATCAATAAAAATGGGCTCGACTTCTAACAATGAAAATATGGCAAAGGCGATGATATACATAAAACATCTAAGTGACCATGCTCCGCCTTGTTGTTTTATTGAAACAATTTGTTGTTGTGCTGAATATTTTAAATATGCAGGGTAAACCCCGGTTTCTTTATATACCGCAATTAGTGCCTTTAAACACGCACAGTCGATTGACCGCGGGTCACTACAATCAATGCGTTGTTCATAATAAAAAATTATACTAAAAAGGTAGTGTAATTCAGCTATTGCGGCAGCTGTATGGGAAATACCATTATTAGCATTTAATGTTGTCAAATAAATCTGTAATAAGTTGGCACATGTGCCAATTGTTTGTTGTACCGTGGCATAATTATAGGCAAGGTTTAGCCCTAAAAAGGGATTATTTAGTGCCTCTTGATACACCTTTTCATCAATGTCCATATATTATACTAGCATTTCATTTATGGAATAGACAATAGATAGAATATACATATGCCAATTCCGCATGTGGTTTATCAAACATGGCGTTATGCGACGCTCCCCCCAAAGGTAGCAGGGCTAACTGCATATATGCAGCGCATGATGCCCTCTTTTGAATTCCGGCTTTATGATGATGCTGCAGTTGAGGCATTTATTCGCAATTATTCAGAAGATGCCGATGATAATGACATTTTATGGGCGACATACTGCAAATTAACAATTGGGGCTGCAAAGGCAGATTTTTGGAGATATTTGGTACTTTATAAAATGGGCGGCGTGTATCTTGATGTCGATGCAATCATTATACAACCTTTAGATGAATTATTACGCGGAGTGGCATGCCACCCCGCATCCACCCCGCACCCACAAGGTATTATTACCCGTGAGACAAATGACGGGATATTTAACAATTGGATTTTAGCATTTGAACCGGGGCACCCCTTTATGGGTGCAATGATTAATTATTGTTGCGCGGCGGTCGGTTCGGTTGCTGCAGTGACGGCCGACAATGTATTATGGACAACCGGTCCTTTAGCATTATCGGCGGTGTTGGCGCATGTATATGAAGAGGGGTATAATACATATGATGACATTGGAGATATTAAGGTTGTAGGAGCGGGCGCATGTGTGCCAGCGATGATGTTATACCATATGACGGATGCCGAGTTTGCCGAAAAAGGTGGGCGCGATATTGGCCTGAGTTGTTATAAAACTGACATGGGTGAATACGCGCGCGCTAAACATCGATTTGCGGCGGCACTTTATAATGCCGAAGTGACCCCTTATTGGCGCACATGTATAAAATAGTATCAAAGTTAATATATATATGAAGGTGGTTGAATATATTAAGTCGGTCACAGGATATGGGCGATTGGTGCGACGCATTGGGGCTAGAAATGCCCTTTATGTGACTACTTCGGCAGTTTTGATAATTTTTACTAGCGTGTATATTTATAAAATGTTTGGTGGCGGATTCGAAGGATTTACTGATGCATCGACGGATGGGAAAAAGCAGGCCGAATTGATGCTTTTTTATGCCGATTGGTGCCCGGCTTGTAAGGCATTTAAGCCAGCATGGCATGAGACGAAAGAAGCGGCTGACCAAAAAACCATTGGGGGTTATCATGTGATTTTTACTGATGTTAATTGCAGTAATAAGGATGATAGTGCCGTCACTCAAAAGTGTAAGCAGTTTGGGGTATCGGGATATCCGACCGTCGTGCTTTTGAAGGATGGACAAAAAACTACATTTAGCGGAAAACGCACAAAGGAGGGGCTTATGTCATTCCTTCAGGCGAATTTGTCATAGGTGGGGGTCAGTGACCCCCGCTTATGATGAATGAGCCGGTGGCCGAATTTGTGTTCTCTAAAGAGTCTTGTATGTATTGTGATACTTCATAATACACGCTACTTTATAATATTATATTGGATTTATGGGGTTCCTTGCCCTTGCGGGCTTCGTCATAACGCTCCCTTGGGGCTATGCCCCGCCACTCGCTCCCATGAAAAGAACATAAAGCTAATTTTCATGGGAGCGAGTGGAATGTGCGCAGCACATGGGCGTCACTCCATAAATCCCCATCATGTATTACAATGCTCCAAAAAGACCATCGCTGATGATGTGGTTTATGATTCCCACAATAAAAATATCTACAATCGACTGATTAACTTTATTAGACCTCACAATACATATTTATAATCCCTGGTAAAATGCGTAAATTATGCCAATTTAGACATGAATGAAAAATATGTATTACGATGCTCCAAAAAGACCATCGCCGATGATGTGGTTTATGATTCCCACAATAAAAATATCTACAATCGACTGATTAACTTTATTAGACTACACTATACATGCCCCCAAATCCTTTAGAAAACCTGCAAAAAAAATAAAAATTGATTAAAAATCCCACTCATAGTAAAAACATAAACACCCATAAAAATGACCGATATTGTGCAAAAATTGCGCGATTATACCCCATTAAAACTAAAGCAGGGACAACGCGATGCAATATACAAAAACATCAGCGGCCGCCAATACCTTTTCGATATAATTATGATACAACATGCCGATATCCCCCATGACCTTATAGAAACAGTTGCTGAACAATTGGAAAATGAAAAAGAACTATTTGCCAATTTTTACAAGGTCAAATACATGGAGCCGTGTGGTATAAAATCCCTTGCTTGTGCTGAAAAAACCGCCAATGAACTACTTGTCGAGTTTCGCGGGGGTGGCAGCGAATAATGTAAAAAAATGATATAATATGCAGTTTTTTCTTATCATGCAACCTTCTCCCTATATTGCATAACCTAAAAATGTCATCATATAACAAGATTTTTCAGAGTTTAATAAATGAGTGTTTTATCAATATAACATGGACGCGTCCTGAATGCGATATAATAAGTTTTGCTAATAGAAATTATGGCGGCTACGATGTTGGACGATTTGAGCGCTTGCGTATGTTTATTTTGGCCCATAAATACCCTAAAAGGGTAATCGCTGTTATTTTGGATTTATCCGAAACCTTTACATGTACTGAAAAAGGGCTCATGTATGATAGTGCCCTTATTAATGAGATCTATGATGACTTAAATGATGGACGTTTATATCACCATTACAAATTACAGCAATACTTCTTTGTGTAGGAAAAAATTGAAACACGCACTGTTCCAATTTTTTAATGACAATCCTCAACAATGTCAAATAATATACTGGCAATTCTTTCAAAAATAAAGGCAGAAACATCGCGCTCCATGAAATGGGAGTATAACAAAGCGATTGCTGCATTTGAACCGGAGTTTTTGATTAGTGTTGAAAACGAGAAAACCCTTATAGAAATGGCGACATCGGCCGCGCACCTTAAAGAACTGCAAAAGGTTTGGCCGTTATATGTGGCGAATCCGGATTTTCCTAGCAGATCGGCGGAACAGCAGCCCCGCGGAACTCTTCAATGAGCCGGTCAATGTCCATAATAGCCGGGGCTGGTGCGGCTGACCGTTTTACTTTGCCACCTCCGCCAGCTGCGGCCGCTTGTGCAGCACGAGCCCGGATTTTTCTTATTGCCACATCATCGATTTCAAACTGTGCAAATTCGGGGCGCACTAATTGTGCATCTGGGGTATGCGCATGCGCCGTGCGCACAATCATTTTGTATAATTTAAAATCAGGGTAACGCTCTACACCACTCGACTTAAAAAGCACGTTTTTTCCGCGGTCATCTAAACACCATTCGGCAATCAACCGTTTAACCGGATTAGTACATTGTTCAATGGTTTCTGCATTACAAATATGGTCATCTTCCTCAGTCAACACAAAGTCAAAAAGGGTGGTCGCAAGGCGGGTTAAGTCAAACCCATAATTTGGGTCAATACGGGGCTTATCTGGTATATAATAAGGTTCGGTGTTATAAAGGGTTTCGGCAAATCCTTCGCGGGCATATTCATTACTACAATAGCGCTGGTGATTAAACGTGTATATCGCGCGGCCAAAATCGATAATTTTATAAATACGGCCGTATGTTGGGACGCGATAATGTTTTCCCTCATAGGTATAATAAAGATATGACTGGTCAGTTGGAATATACATGACGTTATTTGTATGTAGGTCATTATGGGTAAATTCAAAACAGTGCTGGTAGGTTATAAGGGTCATGATAATTTGCATAAGCATTGCGAACCATTGGGTTTGTTCTTGTGGAGTCTCATATTTAATTGTTTCGTCAAACACGGTCGATTCTAGGGTGTCTTCGAATGCCTCCATGCATATCATTTGAACCGGATATGACGGAATTGTGATATAAATGTCTTCAAAAGACATGTCAGTGTCGGTTTCTGATGGTTGGCTCTGGGAGTCTTCGTCGACCACTACTTCCGCTTCCGCATCCGCTTTCTCATCGGTTTCTTCTGTAGGTGCAGCAGCAGCAGCAGCAGCGTCCTCGCCGGATTCAATGTCATCTCCAAAGTCGCTAAACACATCGCCTAATGCGATCACCGTATCGTCGATTGGCACCAGTTGGTCGTGAAAAAGGTAGTCAAATTCGTCCATAGTGTATAAAACCCCATTATACTTGCGAAATTTTTTATTTTCATAAAGATCATCAAAGTCGGTTGTAATATTATATTTGAAATTGCGCTTGTTTCCCACAAAACTGCCATAATACTCAACGCCATTGACGAATCCTTTTGAATGCAAAAGGCCGGATAGATAGACGAAAAAGTTGTCTGTGTATGCGACATGGTTTTTATCATGGGATGCGAGGGCGACAGGTGAAGTGGCCGGAGACTCAAAAGTAGGAAGGGCCATTTTGTGCGGTTCGCCAATGAATTTACCACATGCGTAATCAATCACATTGACAAGAGGGACAAATTTTGCAAAAATTTCCTTGCGTATGGTTTTTTGTTTTTCCGCTTTTGCACAAGTCAGCGCGCATTCAATAAAGTTATCTTCCATTGGATCGGGGCCTAAAGAACTTTCGTCGTCGCCTTCGGCTGATGCCTCCGATGGTGGTGGTGCAGGATACACGTCGGTAATGACCCACGGGTTGTCTAAAGTAATTATGTTATAGTTGTCTTTATTTAGGGCAAAAAGCCTACAAAGTAGCGGATTGTAGTTTTGAGCATCGGCCAGGCCGCATATTTTGTCCAATTTTTCAAAAATGGCGCGGGTTTTACGCTTGTTATATCGGATTGGATATATGTGTGGGGTGGTGGCTGTCTGTTGCTGCATATTTTAAATAAAACACATTTATTCGACGGGGTTGAGCGCACCCTTATCCTTTATCCTAGTTTCTGTAAAATCTTAAAAACGCGCCCCGTTAAGGGGCGCGTTTTTTATTACAGAAACTAGTCTAAAGGCTATTTCCTCTACGGTCTATGACTCCTCAGGAACTTAGCCCGCGGGCTAAGTTCCTGAGGATAGACCTTATGACGCACTTAAAAAATCTTTGCTTAATCCATAATCAAAAAATGCTGTCAAAAAAGTTCAACATTAGTAAATTTAATATGGGTCGAATCAAGTTCAACCAAAACCAAAAGGAGGGTCCGACCATCGTCCTTATTGGAAAACGAAACACCGGCAAGTCCTTTTTAGTGCGCGATATATTGTATCATCACCGCGACATCCCAGTCGGGACGGTTATTTCGGGTACAGAAGAAGTCAACCCTTTTTACTCAAAAATGATGCCTAAACTATTCATTCACTACGAATACAGCACCTACTTTATTGAAAACGTCTTTAATCGGCAAAAGGCTATTTGCGGGCGTCATGATATGGAGACTGCCCGGTTCGGCCGTAGTCAAGTGGATCCGCGCACCTTTGTTATCCTGGACGATTGTTTGCATGATGCTAATACATGGAAGCGGGACAAGCTTATTAAGGCAATTTTCATGAACGGGCGACATTCTAAAATCATGTTGATGATTACCATGCAATATCCTTTAGGCATTGGGCCAGAGTTGCGCTGTAACATCGATTATGTATTCTTACTCCGCACAGCAGTTGTGAATGAGCGCCGAAAGTTGTATGAGTATTATGCCGGCATGTTCCCATCTTTCGAAGCTTTTTGTCAGATCATGGACAGTTGTACTGATAACTACGAATGTTTAGTGATTGACAACTCGGTTCAATCCAATAAGCTTGAGGATATGGTGTTTTGGTATAAGGCCGATTCGCATCCGGACTTTAAAATCGGCAGTCGCGAATTCTGGGAGATGAGTAAGCGGCTTACTGACGACGATGTGAGTGCCGAACAGGCGCTTACTACTACACGTATGCGGGCCAATACGCAGCGCATTAATGTACATAAACTGGGTTAGTGAGGGGCGTGTTAAATTTAATAATAAAAAGGTATTAAGCTATTTTATTATTACTCATATACAAATGGAGGCATTTAATATTCGTAAATTTGACATTAATAAGGTGCGCGGAAAAGTGGGGACTTATCCTACATGTGTATTTGTTGGAAAGCGCAATACCGGAAAAACAGGATATATTCAGGATATTTTATATCAACTGCGAGATTGTAATAAGGTCGATGTTTGTGTGCGCGAAGAGACTGATGTGGAACGTTATTCTCCAATGATTGCACAAGACAATGTTAAAGTCACATATAAGTCCGTAGGCGATTTTGTTACAAGACAAACTGCAGTTTGTGCAAGTGATGTTAGCGAAGAAGATAAACATGCCGTTTTAGTGTTAGATGATTGCATTGAATCGCATATATCTTTTAAATATGAGCCATTGCGCAATGTGTGCATAAATTCCAGACATTTAAAAACTAATTTAATTATTGCAATGCAACATCCAATAAAACTACAACTTGAAATGTGCCGTAATATAGATTATGTGTTTATTTGTCGCACGGCAGTTATTAATGAACGCCAAGCAATTTATAAACAATTTGCCGGGATGTTTCCAAGTTTTAGTTCGTTCTGTCAAGTTTTAGATGCATGCACTAATAATTATGAATGCCTTGTTATTGACCACCAAACATCATCGATGAATATTGAAGATATGATATTTTGGTATAGGGCAGCACCACATGAAGACTTTATTATGGGAAAAGATAGCCCTGCAAATTATCGCACTGTAATATTTAATCCAGAATATAATACTGAAGATGATTTAGAAAGTTTAGAAAGTGAAGGCGACAGTGAAGAAGGCACTGTAATATTTAATCCAGAATATAATACTGAAGATGATTTAGAAAGTTTAGAAAGTGAAGGCGACAGTGAAGAAGCTGTGGATGATGAAAATGCAGAAGTATAATATCTACTAGTCTGTGCGCAACTGGGTTAGGGGTTAGTGAGGGGCGCGTTAGAAATAATAAAATATAAGGATAGCCATATGATAATACATATCATATGACAACAGAAGCCCCAAGTAACACATCATGGTTGCGCCTAGTGCCGGCTTGGCTATCTTTTACAAATACGAGTAATAAAAGACAACGGTTGGATGAAGATGGAGATAATAGCAATGGCTTAACAACATTAGAACCGACAGGACTGGCAGAACCTCCTCAGCCGCGACACTATAGTATTCGAAAGTTTGATATCACAAAGATTCGCGGGGGCGCCGATGCACAAGGGGTAACATGCGTCCTTATTGGCAAACGCAATACTGGTAAAACCTGGCTCGTGCGCGATTTTTTATATCAAGTGCGCGATGCCGCGCATGCCGATGTTTTTGTGTCATATGAGGAAAAGGCATTCGAATATACGCAAACTATTCCGGCAGAGGGGGTGCATGTAGAGGGTGTAACTGCCAAAAATATTCAGGCTATCGTTAATAGACAAAATGCCAAAAAAGAACGCGCGGTGGTGGTTTTAGAAGACTGTTTTCATACGCATCATCAGTCGCGGATAATTTCCCCAATTGTCTGTAATGGTCGCCATTTAGCACTGTCTGCCTTCATCATTATGCATTACCCGCTATCTTTAGGGCGCACCGCTAAACGCAATGTTGATTATGTCTTTATTAGTCGCAACCCAATTGTAAATGAGCGCAGAGAATTATATAAGCAATATGGAGGTATGTTTCCAACATTTGAAAGCTTTTGCGGGGTCTTAGATGCATGTACTGATAACTATGAATGCCTTGTGATTGACAATGCCACTCGTTCGAATAATTTAGAGGATTTGGTATTTTGGTATAAGGCATCGCCACATGATGCTTTTGTAGTTGGCGGCGGTGATGCCGCGGATGATGTACACGTTTAATATGATACGAATAAAGTATTCTACTAAACCATAATGACTAAATACAATCTCCAGAAATTCAATATTAACAAAATAAAAACCGATCAGGGTGTAAAGACCATATTTATATATGGAAAACGGGCGACTGGCAAAACCCCGTTAATAAAGGATATTTTATGGAATTGGCGCGATTTAGAGACAAATGCGCTAGTATCAGATGAAACACATTGGGGGCCATGGATAAATACAGAATTTGATAAACATTTACCTGCATCAAATATACATCATATAGGGGCGGTAGAATGTTTGAATGTTGGGGATTGTATAAACCGCATACTTACACGCATACTTACACATAAACCGACTAATTCGGGAGTGGTAATATTTGACAATGTATTATATGATGATGATGCATGCACTGCAGCGCGGGCAATAATAAATAATAATCATGTATTAAATTTACATACTATTGTTTCAAATCAATGTGTAATGAGTTGTTTATTAAAAACAACCCCTGATTATGTATTTATTTATGGATATGCGGTTTTTAAAGAAAGAGAACGCCTATTTGAACAATATCGCTCGGTTTTTCCATCATTCGACGTATTTTGCAAAATATTGGACTCAATAACATCGGATATGGCTGCATACAACTGTCTAGTAATTGATAATACAGTAAAAAGCGATAAACTTGAAGATCGTGTGTATTGGTATAAAGCCGAGTTGCGCGAGCCATTTAAAGTTGGTCCGCCTGTCGACCCTAATGTCCGTTGTGTTGAAGTTTAGTAGGTGAATGCACCCAATGTGCGTTTAATATGATACAAATAAAGTATTTTACTAAACAATAATGAACCTTCAAAAATTCGATCTGCAAAAGTTGGTGTGTGTTAAGGGTGCTTTGCCTACATCAGTCATCATTGGAAAAAGGGCGGTGGGAAAATCATGGCTAGTGCGCGATATACTTTGGCATAACCGCGATATGCCGGTTGGCGCTGTGGTGTCTCCGACTGAACAGTTGGAAGAGTTTTATGGTAAATTTATGCCACATATGTTTATTCATAATGAGTATTCGAATGTGCTTAGTGAAAATATACTTAAACGACAGCAAGCGATAATAAGGCAAAGTGAAAAGGAAAACAATAGCCATATTGACCCTCGCATCTTTGTAGTGCTGGACTGTTGCTTGTATGACCAAGCAAAGCGCGATATGCCACTGCGTACAATGTTTATGAACGGCCGTTGTATGGCTATCAACCTTATAATTACCATGCAATATCCTTTGGGTATCGGACCCGAATTACGCAGCAATGTTGATTATGTGTTTTTGTTTGGCACATCTGTTATGAATGAAAAACACCGGATGTATCAGTATTATGCGGGGATGTTTCCATCATTCGAAGTTTTTTGCGAGACACTTGATCGGTATACACGCGATTATGGGTGCCTTGTTATTGATAATACAGTACATTCAGAAAATTGGGAGGATATGGTATTTTGGTATCGCGCTGAACCACGCAACGACTTTCGCATAGGAAGTGAGGTATATTGGGATCAGGCAGCGATGGATGTGATAACTACCGCTACTAAAGAGGTGGCAGATAATGGCGGTGCCCTAAAAAGAAAGGCGACAGATGCCGAAATAAGGGGCGACCTTAAAAAGATTAAGACATTGGCTGAAACTATAAAGGATGCTTTGGATAGGCTTTAGTTGATGAACATGATAATTTGGTGTAGATGTCCTCAAAAATCACCTGAATATACATATGCCGGCGAAGAGATTGACAAAGAAGGCCAAAAAGGGTATGGCGGATGCGTTTTGCAGATGCGTTAAAAAACTGGAGGGTGAGTTTGGGGGTCGGGGCATCGGGATATGTACGGCGTCAGTGTTTAATAGGCGGGGATATCGTCGTCGCGGGGCATTCACATGCAAACCAAGCCGGGTTGATTTTGTTCGCGCCCGGGGTCGCACAGCAAAAAAACGCCGCCATTAAAGGTCGGACATTTTTTTATTTTTTAGAAGGGTTTAGGTTTTTAAGGCCTTAAGGGCCTATAAGGATTCAACATATTGTGTCATAAAGTCATCAACATCGATAGTTGGGTCATTTTTCAATGCCGCTAGTCGGTCAGGATGCATTGCACGGCGCATATAGTGTTCCAAAAAGGGTTGGGTGACGTTGATTAGACGCGTGCGGGCTTGCACGCGTTCGCGTGAGTTAATCTCATTGACGTGGTTTACAATAACTTGGGCATAAGTTTCATCATCATAATCATCTGGATCTTCTGAATTTAATAGCGGATATTTTAATATTAATCCATTATTTCTTGATGTAATCTCAATTTCACATAAAGTTTCGGGTAAATCGGGCAATGTGGTTAATTGTGTGTCTTGGCAGTAAAGTGCTATTAGTCCAGAAGGAAGCTGTGCCGGTAATTTGGTAATTGGGGACTCAAATATTTCCAACTCTTTAAGTGATTTTGGCAATATATCAGGAAGTACTAAATTGGGGGCATTGTTGATGGAGATTTCACATAAGCCATCCGGCAATGTATTAGGTAAGGTTGTAAAATATGAACAATTACTTATAGTCAACCATTGTAAAGTTGCAGGTAATATATCAGGTAATGTGCCAATACTGTTATTGAAATTAATGTCTAAACGTGTTAATTTATACGGTAATGTGTGGGGGATGTGTGTAATGTCACTGCCTTCGCATGATATTATTTCAAGGTTTGGATATTTAACATAGGCGATATTTAACCCGTATTGTGTGTTAAATGTTTTTATAGTAGTATAACACTCCTCTTTTAATATATTATACAATTCAGTTAAAGATATTTTATAATAGTAAAGAGTTTCAAATATAATAATGCAAATGGGCGGCTGTGCCCAAAAAGGTAGGGCAAGGTAGTTAAATAATGTGATAATTAATGTTGCTGCAAGTGCATATATGAATATGACAATTAGAATACCTATTATATATTGTATAATACATGAGTTTTTCATTTCTTGATACTTTGTAGTTTTATGACATAATTATAAAAAAACGCATAATTATGTCAATTTTTTTAATTTATCAGTCGAACACGGCGCTAATCAACCCATGTCCCATATTTCAACAAATTATCCCCTAAAAAGTTAGGTTTCTGGCCATAAAGGGAGACGAGAGGTGTGCGCCAAAAGCCGATCCAAGGCGGACGTGGCGTGGCTTTTTTGCGCCCGCCACTGCCCCCCGTCATCGGTTCTAAAAACATCGGTTCATCTTGTCGTCCAGCGGGAACTTCGGCCAACAACAGATAATTGCCCAAAATAGTATCACTAGCTACGACTTGTTCAACTGAACATCTGGCAAACCATTCATAATTACGTCGCATGAGGATTTCATCGGCTGGAATATAGATGCCATATACCTTGCGCACATCGAGGTCGATATAATTGCGGCCCAAAAGGTTGTCGATAAGGATTGGCGCCCCCTCGGTGGCGGTTTTACGGCCAATTGACTCGGCGGGGATGATACGCACCCCCGCCCCCTTTTCGGCTTCGATTTTACACCAACGTGAGAAATTGCCCAAAAAGTCTGATTGTGCGGTGAAATCCTGGCCACTAATGCGTGTAACATATTCGCAAAACTCGCCCAGTTTTGGATTTCCCTTTTCTGCTCCGAAAAAGGTGATATCGGGGGCGAATTCGCGATGAGTGGAATTAATATTGCGCGACACATTTTCACATACAAACATAGAACCCCCGGCAGTGCCTTCAGCATACATGGGTGCTAAGTCGCGCATACAGAGAAACGAGATGGGACAGACCATACCGCCATATGTATGTACCAGCCGAGCGATAGCGAGGGTGCGCATGTGTCCTGAAATTGGAGCACTAAGTGCATCCATATTAACGCGCCAATTCGGCAACAGTTTTGGGATACTCGTGTCATCAATCATGCAAATTGTAAATGAGCGGTCGCATTTTGCAATAATTGACTTAACCGTGAGATAAAGGTATGGCTGATTGAGTTGGAATGATGAACGCGAACCCCAACTTTCCCAATTGCGGGCATTATAATCATATGGCACATAAATCCAAAGGATTGGGCGCGGGGCATGACCTAAATCATCGGGTGTCATTGACAGATATTTTTTCATAGTCTTATAAGGGTCTTGGGCAAACTCGGCTAAATGGCCAGTGTAAGCATATTGTTTGTATAACAATATGGCGCTTACAAACAACACGAATATTGCAAAAGCGTTTATGATACTCATCACTTATATATATTATGGGATTTTATCCTCAATCACATAATAAGGTCTATAGCTTATGTTACAACACCAATTTCATTGCATCGAATGTATCGGCATATTTAAACTTTGACTTGCTTGTAAGTCCGCGCTGAACCTTAATCGAGCATTTTGTTAAAAACCCGATAAATCCGACCAAATTATATTCTGCGCCGGCGCCCGCCTCATCTACAAAGACAGCGACATCACGCAACTCAGATGATTGCCATGCTCCCATTACATCACGGTCGGTGCAAATAATAAAAGCGTGCTCACAAAGGTCGTCAAGCCATGCCTTAGCGGTTTCGTCATAAAGTTTGTCGGCTGTTGCCCGCAACACCGCACGCACAACGTCAAATACATCGGAATAAGGAATGGTCCCGGTATGTGCCAAATTAACCATAAATTCGGTTGTGGCCTTACGACGGGCAATTTCGACATTCATTTCACAAAAGCGGTCGTAATTCTCATTTGGGGTGACATAAACAAGAGGAACAGCAATGGCGGCTTTAAAGGTGGCGATGAATTCGTCGAGTGCTGGGCGAAAAAGGGGGGTAAGTCGCGGTTCGGCTAAAATGGCGGCATAAAGTCGCGCATACATCTTGATGTAGAACTGGTTACTAAGCGCGCTGTTGATGATTTCGGTGGCATTGGCACTTGTGATGTCATAAAGTGTGAGCGTGCGGATAATGGTATTACAATATTCGTCATAATTTTTATCGGTGAGTTTATTTAATAATAGGCGGACCTTAGCGGCCGGGTCGTCTTTTGCCTGTGTGAGCACGGTTGGGGGTGGGGTTGCCGCTGCGCCGGCGGTGGTACTACCCCCTGCAGGACGACGCTTAATAGTGCCGAATAATTGGCCTCCGGTGGCGCCCACGGTTGGTCGCGCAGTACCGGCTGTAGATGCCGGCAAGATTTTAGAGATATCTCGAAGGAGGGTCTGGACAGCGGCCGGGAGGGGCTCATAAGGCTGATGTTGGGCGATTTCGCGGATAAATTGCATATCATACACGGCGGTCATCTATTATAAGGTCAAGCAGTAGCTTATAATACATTAGGAAATAATCTTTAGGGTTTATCACATGGGCGTTGTTGTATACGAGGTAATTTGCCGATGTAATGCTCATAGTCCTTATGATTATCAGAAATTCGCGCTATATAATCGAGTTCTACAACATACTTTTCAACAAGGGCAAGGCGTTTCTCAAGCGCCGCGATATAATCTTCCATAACCGCCTTTTTGTAATAAAGGTCGCTAATGAAGGCCAATGGTATTGCCATCCCGCCAGCGCGAGCGTTAAATGTATCGAACATCTGCGCGTCAACTTTTATAAGTGGCTGTGTCCCATCGCAAAACTTTTGCACAACACTTTCGGCTTCATCAGACACGCGATTAAAAAGGGGCGCTGTGGCAAAGGGTTCGGCATATTCAAAATTAAATAATTCCGCGTTGTTAGATTTATTATTATAAGGCGCTTCTTTGTAATGATGCGCGGCATTTTGCATGTCATTTAAACAGCCGATATGTATCATATTGTTTGGCAATTCTTCGCCTGATTCGGCTGCGGCTAGATGCTGAGCCTTAATTTCCGCCAATTGCGCATCTGCTGCAGCACGTCTTGCATCAATCTCGGCCTGTAAAAAGCTCTCTAATTTGTTAATTTCCGAGTAATCCATGATATAACCCCAAGGTAAGATAGCTTTAGATAGTTTTTGGGTGGATAGGGGGACACAGGGAACTCATAAAGTAAGTTGGGTCATGTATGCTTGATTCAGAAAATGGAACATCGGGGGCATCGACATACATGCTTTAGGGATATCATGGGGATCATAAAGTACATTGGGTCATGTATGCTTGATTCGGAAAATGAAACATACTAAGCATTGCAATACATACTTTATATGTGTTCTATGGGGTTCCTCACCCTTACGGGCTCGTCATAACGCTCGCCCGACGGCTAACGCCGCCTCCACTCGCTGCCATGAAAATTAGCTTTATATTCTTTTCATAGAAGCGAGTGGAGGCGGCGTTAGCCGTCGGGCGAGCGTTATGACGAGCCCGCAAGGGTGAGGAACCCCCACAACCCCCATAAAGTAGGCCAGGCATGTATCTTGATTCAGAAAATGAAACATACCAAGCATCAACACATATGACTTTAGGGAGCAGGGGAAACTATAAAGTAGGCCTGGCATGTATGCTTGATTTAGAAAATGGAACATACCGAGCAGCGCAATACATGCTTTAGGAGAACCCTGCAGGAGCCCGCCCCGCGAAAAAATCTCACCGTATATACATAGGCGGATTTTAGGAAGGCCCGCTAGAGCCCGGCAACATATGATTCCATAAAGGCATCGACGTCGATGTTTGGGTCAGCCAAAAGGTCAGCTAGCCTAGATGGATGCATCATACGTTGCATATATCGCTCTAAGAACACGTTACCGACATTGACTTTAGCGAGCCATTCTGCACGTATTTCGCGATTACGGCGGTTTATGTATTCGATTTTCATGCTAACACATTCGCGGCTTGTATATACACGCGCAGTATTGGGATTTATTTTACCTATCCCAAGCTTACATAATGTTTTTAGCTCAGGATAAAGTGTGTCTAATTTATTGCCATCATAGCACATAAAACTGTAAGTGTTAAACCTGTCCGATTCTGTTATAGTAAAATCCGGCAATATATACAAATTATTACACTGACATCTAAAATGTGCTAACGGTGGAATAATGTCTGGCAAACATCTTAGTTTGTTATTGACACAATTGATCATCCTTAAAGTTGTCGGCAATATATCTGGCAAATGCGTCAAATGATTATTTGAACAATCTAAATTAATAAGCTTTTGGGGAAGGGTTGATGGCAATTTCAACATATTATTGAATAAACATATTAGCTGTTCAAGTGTATTAGGTAATACATCATCATCAAGTTGACTTATGTTATTCTTTTCACAATTAATATATGTTATGCTGTCACAAAGTGGTCCGGGTAGTTTATGTATTCCAAGATCACGGCATGTTATATCTATTATATTGTTTGGTAAATTATTCAAAGGAAATTGTGCAATACATGATTTATCAATTGTTAGGCTATATTCCTTTTGGGGGGTGTTGTTTATTAATTTACATGCAGCATCGTATAAGGAAAGTGGAATTATCCATGGGCGCGAATGATAATAAGGCTCATTCTCGATCGCGTCATCATCTACAATTATAACTTCCATTATAGTCGTTTTTGTTATATCGCGGGTTATCGCGCATAATATCAATTTTTTATGGGGGCGAGCAGCCCCATAAAAAAAATCTCCGCGTACACACATAGGCGAATTTTAGAGCCCGGCGACATATGATTCCATAAAGGCATCAACGTCGATGTTTGGGTCAGCCAAAAGGGCGGTTAGCCTAGATGGATGCATCATACGCTGCATATAACGCTCTAAGAATACATCACCGACATTGATTTTAGCGAGCCATTCGGCACGTATTTCTCGATTTCTGCGGTTTATGTATTTGACCTGCATTATTATACTTTCATCACATGAATACATTCTTCCATTTTCATCATACTTGTATTTACCTTTATGGTAACATATATCATGTAATTCAGGATAAAGTGTGTCCAATTTATTACCAGAATAGCAATTAAATATGTAATTGGCTTCACCGTAGGGGTTTATTGGAGGCGCTAACACAAAATCGGGCAATATGTGCAAATTATTATCATTACACCAAAACATCTTAATTGGGGGTATAATATCCGGTAAACATGATATTTTGTTAGATCCACATTGCAAATGTCTAATGCCAGCGGGCAATTTATCTGGCAAATGGGTTAACCGATTTTCATAACAATTGAAATGTCGTAGGCCATCGGGCAATGTAGATGGCATTTTAACTATCTGGTTTTTATTACAATTTAACGCCAAAAGTGATGGGGGTAATTCGCCGTCGCAAATTTGGTGTATATTATTATTTTCGCATCGGATGATTTTTAGACCATTTCCCAATGGACCGGGGAGTTTATGTATTCCAAGGTCGGGACATTTTAACTCAACGATATTATTTGGCAGGTCATCTAAAGGGATGTCGGTGCCGCATGATATATCAATTATGAGTTTAAACTGTTTATTTTGCAGGTGTTCCATCATTTTAAATGCAGCGTTAGATAATGCCGCGGGGATTATCAACGGACGTTCTTCATATCTAGGATAGTTCTCTCTAGAGCTAATACTCACAATTATTACGTTAATCATCTTTAGGGTTTAGGGTGCATAAGGGGTTATAAAAGCATCAAATCTGGCATATTTACATCAATTTTTTAGTTTTTAATTGCATGCATAACAACAAAGGAGGATAGACATAATTTATTAAATAACCCAATGACTGATACAGTTACAGAGAAGGCGACATGGGATGCATTCGAGGCACTCGATGCAAACCTTTTAAGGGGGATATATGGGTATGGTTTTGAGGCGCCATCCGAGATACAGCAAAAGGCGCTCCCGGCGCTCATTGCGGGGCGTGATGTAGTTGCCCAGGCACAATCGGGGACTGGTAAAACAGGTGCGTTCGTCGTGGGGGCGCTTTCGCGTGTTGACACGGCCCATAATGCGGTTCAGGCTTTATTAGTATCGCCGACAAAGGAACTTGCGCTGCAAACTGCCGAGGTTGCCCGAGCAATTGGGGGAATGATGGAGCCGCCGCTAAGGGTTGCGGTGTTATATGGCGGGGTAGACACCGCAACAGTTATTGGCGCGGGGGGCGAACGTCCGCATGTAATTTGTGGCTGCCCTGGCCGCATTTATGATATTATGACTAATTCGCGTTTTCACGTGGGTGCAGGCCAACGTCGTTCGCGTGGACGCTCAGGTCCGGCCCCAGTCCCCCTTTTAAATCCAGAAAAAGATATTCGCATTATAGTTTTAGACGAAGCCGACGAATTATTAAAGCCAGAGGCCGAGCCACGCCGGGGTATCACAGTTGCACCGGAGGATGAGCGCATGGGTTTTCGCGAACAAATGTATCATGTATTTCAACACCTGGCAACATCGGTGCAGGTTGCCCTTTTTACCGCAACTATGCCTGCATACATGGACGGGCTTATTGAGAAAATTATGAATGCCCCCGAAATTATAAAGGTAGCGCCCGATCAACTTACTTTAGAAGGCATCCAACAATATTATGTGAATGTGTATAATGATTATGATAAATTGGGGGCAATGCGCGAAATCTATAAAGATGGTGCCGTTACACAGTCTATTATATATTGCAATACGGTGACACGTGTGATGGGGCTGTATAATGAGATGTCGCGGGAGGGGTTTCCTGTTTGTTGCATTCATGGCGAAATGAGCAGGGGGGAGCGCGAAGCAGTATTGGCAGCATTTAAAGCAGGAAAACACCGCATTTTAATATCAAGTGATTTGACTGCACGCGGGATTGATGTGCAACAGGTTGGTTTAGTAATTAATTATGATATTCCGACGTCGAAATACGTGTATTTGCACCGTATCGGGCGCAGTGGACGATGGGGGCGAAAGGGGGTTGGTATTAATTTGGTAACACAGCGCAGGGGTGATGTGCGTGCGCTGGAAGACATAGAGCGCTATTATCACTGTCGGTTAGAGGACTTTTTCGGCGACGAAAAAAGTAGCGCACGCGCGTGAGAATAGACGATGATAATGTCATAATAAAATGTATGACATTATTTGAAAAACGGGAGGATGCGCCCACGGACGCTCAATTCCTTTTGCCGATTGAACATTTGCCTGCGGGCGAACAGCGGCGGTTGGCGCCCAATATTGTGGCCGATTTAGAGTTATGCGAAGGTGTTGGAGGGGACGACACTGTGTGTCCGATGTATTCATGTATTACATCGGGGGACATTGGCGACACTTTATCGTCCGCAACGCGCAGATTACATCGCAGGTTGGCTGCCACATATACCGACAATGCCGACTTTTTGCGTGAATCGGGGGAAATTGTGGAGAAAGTGGGGGTACATATTGCTGAATGGTGTCCGCCTAATATGGTTCCGGATATATATGAGGATATGATTATAGATAAAGACGGCAATAGAAATGAGGCCGGTATATTAAAATTCTCTAATGAATCAAGAATATATGATCTTTTAAAAAGAAACACAGCTGATAGTTTATATTCCCAATGGGACGAATTTAAAAAGGGCGCGGGGTTCTTAGAGAACTATTATTACATGGAATGGGATGCATTCAAATATCTCAATCAATCGACCCCCTTTTTACAACTCTTATACACAATGAACATGTTATCGCCCATCCTGACACTACTTTCGCCACTTTCAGTGTTCATCACGCCCTTTTTCATTCTTCAATTCACCGGCCGTTTTACCGGCCAAGCCATTACATGGGGAACATATTGGACAATAGTCCGCCAAATGATAAAGGAATTGGCAATTGTGAAGCTGTTTTATATTTCGCCCTCAAAACAGAGTGTGCGCGATATCCTTATGACTCTTGTATATGCTGCAATATACATTTACACGAGTTACCAAAACACTATCGCATGTATCAATTTTCACAAAAAGATTGCACAGGTGCATGAGTTTATCAACGATGTGCGCCATTTCCTTTTAATATCGCGTGACAATTTCGACTGGTGGCTGCGCACGGTGCCCGATTTGCCGACACATCGTGGGTTTAGAGAACGCATAGAGAAATACCGCGCCCAAATAGAGGTGTTTTACAATAATAAACTAGCGGCGGTTCCTGAAACATGGTCGTTGTTTGATTTGAAGGCAGTGTCAGCCATTGGACAAACGATGACACTTTTTTATGAGATGCGACATGATGATACATGGCATTGGACTGTAAAATATTGTGCCGAATTTGCGACATATGCTGCGTTTATTTGTCATTTGGGAAAAATGCATAATGGGGGTAAATTGTCCAGGGCAACTATAAAGAGTGCGGCAGATGGTGCAGATAACGTCGATCCTCACACAAGCGCGGGATCTCCTCATCCTCTCCCCTCGCACCAAGGCCTAAAGGCCTTTGGCGCGAGGATCGAGGATAAGGTTGCTTTAGTGGGTGCTTATTATGCCCCATTAATTCGCGCGGGTGGTGATTGCGATAAAAACGCGGTAGTGAAAAACGCGGCTGATCTGACCAAGAACCTTATTATATCGGGGCCAAATGCATCGGGTAAGACGACTTATATGAAGACGGTGCTTTTGAATCTCATATTTACACAACAGTTTGGAGTCGGATGTTATGGCGCCGGGTCAGTCATAAAGCCGTTCCAACATCTCCATTGTTATTTGAATATACCAGATACAAGCGGACGCGACAGTCTTTTTCAAGCGGAGGCCCGCAGATGTAAGGAAATTCTGGACATTATAAAGGATGGTGCTGCGGGCGACCGTCACTTTATTATATTTGACGAGCTATTTTCGGGAACAAATCCGGATGAAGCGGTGAAAAGTTCGACCGCCTTTATTAAATACTTGAGCAAAATGGACAATGTGGCATTTATGCTTACGACCCATTACCGCGCAGTATGTAAAAAGGTGCGCAAGGTGTGTGAGAATCGCCAGATGATTGTTAAACCGCGTGCCGATGGAGGACTACGCTATACTTATCGCGTAGGAGAGGGTATATCAAATGTTAAAGGCGGTGAGTTTGTCTTAAAGGAAATGGGGTATCCGGATGAGATTTTAGGGGTTATTGACATTTCGGAGGGCACCACAAGTGCCCCGAAATGTCGATGAAAACCCCGTGGAGGAAATAACCTTTGACGCATAACTTATATGCGTCAAAGGTTAGACAACGTGGGTGCGGGCGCGGGTGCGGGTGCGGGTGCGGGTGCGGGTGCGGACGAATAACAGGGGTTATTTTACAGAAATAGTATATGTGGACACAATTACTATTTCATTTAGGAATAATTTTAGCATTATTGGCGGTTTTATATTACGTTGAAACGCGTGTTAAGTCGGTTGAAACGTGCTCGCAGGGTATTTCTATACAACAATTTAACGCCGTGGTACATGGTATTGTTGAGCGCCAAAATGATTTAGCAATGAGATATAATAAAATAGATGAATACCTGACAGAGTTTAATAAGTGGGCGACAGTAGAGGATGGCGAAACATCTGCAATGGGTGGGGATTCCAAAACGGTTGAGGTTTTGGAGCCATTTTTAATTGCGGTGAGCGACGACGAAGGCGACGAAGGCGAATGTGACAGTTATGACTCAAGTCGTATTTCTGATACATCTGAAGAATATGATGATAAAAGCGATGGTATGAGTAGTGTAACATATGACATGGACGACATATACCCACTTGATACTATAAAACATATTGATGTTATTTTAGAAACATGTGAGAATCCTTATAGTCATATTCAAGAATTAGAGCCAGAGCCAGAGCCAGAGCCAGAGCCAGAGCCAGAACTAAAGCCAGAGCCAGAGCCAGAGCAAGATGTGACTGTACACGATGATGCAGATAAGGCAATTTCAGTAATTACATCCGAAATTGGTATTAATATGAGCACATCGGGTTTAGAATATGCTAAAAAATCCGTAAAGGAATTGAGACAGCTTGCAAAAGAACACGGAATAAAGGGAAATATTTCACAAATGTCGAAACATGAATTGATTAATGCATTGGGATCGGGAGGTGCAAGTACAATAAATATCTAACATCAATAGACAATATAGCCATAATAATGATATCATTATAAATTATATAACATTGATATGTCATATAATATCAATAATAAGCGTAATCGGGATGATAATACCCCGCCTAGTATGCCAAACATAAAACAAAACAGAATCGATGACAATACAGAACCGACTGAGATAATACCGCCAACGCCAACCGAGGTATTAGAACCAACTGAGATAATACCGCCAACGCCAACCGAGGTATTAGAACCAACTGAGATAATACCACAGACACCGACCGAGATATTGGAACCAACTGAGATAATACCGCCACAACAACAAGCCCAAGCCACGCCTCAACCAACATCACAAACGCCTTTGCAATCGAACAATGGACCGCGATTATTGGCACAAGGCACGTATGGATGCGTGTATGTGCCACCGATAAAATGCGCAGATACGAAGCCTGCGGGCTATTACAATAATAAAATTTCCAAATTGATGACAACCAATGATGCTTTAGTAGAGATGAATGAATATAATACAATTGCGGCGGCGGATCCAAGTGCTAATTTTTATTTAGGCATACCTGAAACGTGCACGCCCGTTGCGAATTATATGAGTTATGCAGAAAATTGTAGAGCAATGCATAAACCACGTGCTGCCAATGATACAGCAAAACTGCTTATTATGAAGAATGGCGGCGATAATATTTCAATCTATGTGAAAAACATTCTTGATCGCATAAATAATTTAACAAAATCGGGGGTTTCAAAAAGAGCTATAATTGAACAAATTACCCCAGATATTGACTATCTTATTTTAGCAATGTACAAGTTATTATTTGGAATTCGCATGTTAGGCAAAAATGACCTTATACATCATGATATAAAACCAGGGAATATTGTTTATGATGAACACACCCATAATGCAAATCTGATTGATTTTGGAATTATGGAGAAACATAGCCGATTGTTGGCAAATATTAATACACCCGCAAATCGCATGCGACCTTATTGGTGGTCATATCCATGGGAATTTGACCATAATAGGTTCAACGAGTTTAAACAATTATTAAAAAATATTGTTGCCAGCGGGGCAACTGATCCTAGTCTTAATGTATCACTTATAACGGACGCTAACGCATCCCCTGTCTTAAAACAATTATATATTAAAAATAGCCCACTTCACATAGATTACTTTACAATAGCGCACAATGTTGACCCGACGGCTTTGCAAGATATATTGCATTTACAAAACACGTTTTACAAACCCGAATTAAAACAATATTATACGCGACTTATAGGTGCAATACATGTGCCGGCTATTAACGTTGATTTAAACAATTTAGATTCGCCGGAAAATGACCAGAAACTGGAGGTGATATATAAGCATTTAATATCCCGTTCTCTTTCACAAGTCGATCTATATGGCTTTGGTTTAACACTTATGTTCATTTTATCGCGACTACATGCAGTAATACATCCGCGACTTTATAAGGATTTATGTGGTATGGTAGATAGAATTATTTCACCCAACCCATTTAATCGCGCGCCAATAGAATTCATTTTGTTTCGGTTTAGACAGATTTTAACTGACCCCGCGGATGGCGAATTATTAAATAAATATCCCGATTTTAATGCAACATATGGGACAATTATAAATTCCCCGCGCACTTTAGCAGAAATATCGAATGTTGCGAGGCCATTGATAGAACGTGCGCGCGCAGCACTTGCAGCGCAACAAGCAGCACAAAAGGGCGGTATGCGCCGTCGTCGCACTAAACATTTGGGACGACGTAAAATGCGGCGTATGCGCACGCATCGCCGCCGCCACAGATAAAAGATAATATATTGATAACATAAGGATGAGTGCATTATCATGTTATAAAGGAAATTGTGGAGGTGGCGGGGGTAACTCAGAAAGTGGGGGGTGTATGTGTGGTGCTGTCACAAAGTGTTTTAGCGGCTGTAACAACGCGCATTGGAAATGCCCGCCAATGATGGCGGATGGGCGCATTTGGGCATCATGGCAACCAGAGGCGGTCATCAATCAACGCATTCAAGTTGAACAAGGCATACAGAGTAATTGGGAATATCGTCAGTTTATGCAAAAGAATGGCCTTAAAATCATGAATTTCAATACTTTAGAGAATTGCGCAGAGGTGGGGTTGGATTCTAATAAAGTGGGGCGATCGAATATGACATATTCTAAATCAACGCCTTTATTATACACAAGTGTGTTTGATACGCGTCGCCCTCCAGTGGGTTATTGTGACAGTGACCTTAAAAACCCATATTTGTCTAGCGAACAACTGAATTCGCGACTTATTGCACCATATATTATTCCACCAAGACCTATTGTTTAAGGGTTATCGACATTTCGGGGGCACCGGTGCCCTCGAAATGTCGATGAAAAACCCGTAGAGGAAATAACCTTTGACGCATATGAGTAAGGAAATTTGAGTACCCCCTTGCGTCGTCTTGTGCGCCCTCGCCCCTGCGGGGACCCTTCGGTCGCTAGTCTTGTGCACCCCCGCAGGGGCGAGGGTGCACAAGACGACGCAGGGCGCACAAAACTAGCGACCGCCAGGGTGCGGGGTACTCAAAACTGATAATTCATATGTCGATAAAGGTTAAGATTGTGTATATCTTCACAATAGATGTGAAGATATAGCATCTATCCCTTAGATAGCTACTTTAGATGGTAAAGGTCCATCGCCATATTGTATTACACTGACACATTCGCCGCCATTAAAGATATCATGAACAGGGACCATTTTATGTTTATATTGATAACTATTGATAAAATAATTTACATGTGGGGCCTGTTCTTTAAAGTTTAACATATTGACAATAAGAAGCCCGCCGTCTTTTTTAATAAGTTCGTCAATAATGTGCAAATGGGCGCAGATATCATAAGTGCTAGTACATGTATATATGACAAGGTCGCATTGACCGCCGAGTGCAGAAGTAGCCAATTGCATAAGAGATTTAATACCATCGCCCGGATGCATTATAAATTCTGGACGCGCTTTTACAGGAAGTGATTCAACGAATCGAGCTACATTTGATTGAATACTATGCATATGTGTTTCTGGGTGTATTCCCGATAATTGAATGCATTCAATGCCATGAACCGACAAAGGGCGCGGTTGTTGGCTTTGTGGCATTGTATGGCGTAAAAGGTCAATTGCACTCATCCCTGTATGTGTGTTTATATCTAAAATATTATAGGTCGGTGCTGTAGCGCCCTGCACGAGATCATTAACTAATCGCGGAGTGATTATTGCGCTCATAATTTTCCATTGATCCGCGGGAATATTGCGAATACCTGAATAATTCAACTTATAATCATATTTAGATGTCCATTGACTAACAAGGTCGGCTGCGCGGTTTTGCCATGTGAGGTTGGCCGCCCATGTTTGGTTTGCTGCGATAAGTTGGGTTTTTGTTGCTGTTGCTGTTTTATCTGGCTGGGTATTTAAAAAAGGGGTTAATGCTTCTAATGCCCGTTGTTGCCATAAAGGATGCATTGGGGTTATTTGGACGTTGGTCTTTGGAGTCGGTGCCGGTGCCGGTGCCGGGGTTGATGCCGGGGTTGGCATTGACGATATTTCGGCCTCCTCATCGGCTTCAGGGATAGGTTCTAAGGCGGGCATTGGTTCATCACCGACATCGGCAGCAGAAACCTCCCAATTAGGGACAATGATGCCGCGGTCACCGACCGTCGTTTGTAGGGCGGCGATCCCATTTGTGACAGCTAATACACCTGCGGTAGCGGCTTCAAGCGCAGTTAAGCAAAATGTTTCTTCAAAGATACATGGATAAAACCAGATATCGGCACTGCGCCAGGCGGCGGCTAAGGTGGCTTTATCAACCCATCCATGAACAGTAATACTTTCGGCGGTAACTTCATCTGCAGCATACGCGTCCAATAAAGTGCGTATTTCGGCCATTTGTTCAGGATAATTTTGATTTACCCATTCACCTGCTAAGTCGCAATATAAATTAAGAGTTGCACGCGGCTGTATGGCGACAATGCGTCCCCACATTTGCAACAATGGCAATAACCCACGGTTTGGAAATGAGGAATAAATAAATGACCACCGCACTTTTTTCGTTTTTGCCATATCGACCGGTTTATTTGCACAGCCATAAGAAAATGTGCGGACAATTGGAGCAACCGGCGTTAACATGCGCTTTGTAAGTTCAGTATGCCAATCGGATAAACAATACACGCCCTTTAATTTGGGATTTGCCAAAAAGGTCGATCCGACTGGCATAATATCATGGAGAATTAGATATACATTTTCAACTGGGGCCATATACACGGCGGGCAAATAATCAATGAACCGACTTACCATACAACTATGGACATAATTTTTGGCGAAAAACCCCCATACCTTATCTAATGGCTTATATGTCACCCCATTAAAAATCTCCACTTCAACTGGACAATTACAAAATACATATACTTGAAAAGCCCCCGTTTTATGCACTTTTTCAGCCATTTCAATTATGTATGTTTCTGATCCTCCCACGCCCTCAACTAGCATTGTAGTTCCAGACCAAGGTTTATAACCTCCATCTGCAATAAACACGCAAATCGGTTTAGCCTCGATCCCCACGCCAAAGGCCTGCGTCGGCCTTTGTCCTTGGTGTGGGGGGAGAGGATGAGGAGAGACCATGCTTGCATGAGGATAGACGTTGGCAGTAGGAAGCGCGGTAGCCAAAGCAGGAGGACCTACTTTAGCATCAGCCGTCAATTCATCTTCCATCATCACTTGATACAAATACATATTGTAAAATGACTGTGCCAATGACAGAGGGTAATTTTGTGCATCTTCTTTTGTAATGATTTTACTACAATCTGCATAATTTTCCATAAACCTCTGGGCAGCGGCTAACCCAAGTCTATATTCGCCAGAAAGGTTATATACATGTGTCATTGTATTTAATGGCAAATAAAAGTTGTAAATACTGGTTCGAATGCCAAATTGGAATGCGTCTGGATTATTTCCGCAAATAAATCCGCGGCGAAAGTAGTCAATTGCCATGGGCAAGTTATAGTCGGCGGTATTGGTTAAGTAATGTATGCCAAGGAAGTAATAAGGTTCGGCACGTGCCGGCATTAGTTCAATACATTTATTATAATAAAAGGCGACTTCTTCCCATTTGCGTCCAATTATCATCGATGTGCGGGCATATTCAAATATGGCGTCATATAGTTCTTGTGTATATCCCTTATTTGGAGAATTAATGCGCAACCCGAAATAATGGAGTGCTTTTTCATGATCGCCCATGAGTTGATAAACCTGTGCCATGTAGTAATAAGGTCGCGGGTCATTCGGGTATTTTTCCAAATCCTCTGCTAACCATTGGAGTTCATAAGGTTTGCGTTCCATTGTTCGTTCTTCCATGTAATCAAATCTGCCATCGAAGATTTGGCCAACATTAAATGGTAAAATAATATTATTATTATCATATTCAATAATGACCTCGTGAATGCGATACTTATATCGATGGGTTTTATGGGTGGTTTTAACAATACGATTGGATGCATAAAAGGTATCGCGGCTGTTAATAAAGACCGATATAGTATCTGCAAATTGGTCGCCGGCCATATCCGCTACAAAATCGCAAATGGCGGGCGGAACAATGTATGTATCATCGATGGTCATAAAGTAGGTGCATCGATTGCCCGCCCAATCAAGACAGCGATTGCGGATTGTAGAAAAGTTAAGCTCTTCAATTGATATTCTGTCTGCATATAGACGCCCTGGAATGCCAAGTTCAGTAGTCACTTTGCGTATAGTTTCGCGCGTGATATCGGTAGAACCGGTGTCATATATTACCCAATAATCGAAAAGCGGGAGGTTTTTGCGAAGGGTAGCTTCAAATTGTTCTCCGGCATTCTTTACAATCATGGTGAGCCCGATGAGACTTTTAAAGTCGGCCGGGTTATCAGATTCTGGGATACAAAAATATGGCTTATCGACCACCATTGGGTTAAAAGGGAGTGGGGTAGCGCGCATTGGCCCCCAACAAGTAAACCACCATCGCGTTCCGGCAATAGGGGTGCTTTTGCGGTTCAGGTCGGCATCGGTGAGATTTGCACGCGAAATAACAGCTGTAAAGTGCTCGCCTATAATAATATTTCCCAAAACCTTTGCTGCATCATCGGATTCATCGACATACAAATATTCGTCATTGCTGTGGCCATATGGTAGCAATGTTTTAGAGCCATCTTCGTCATATTCATCAAAATACTTAAACACAGAACGCTCATAATAATCCATATTTTTATTATATGCGTCACTATCATCAGTTGGGCATTGATCGACGCTACATAAGTCTTTAAACCACCAGTCCGCAGCGCGTTCATCCACTTTGCTAAGTGTCATAATAGTTTGGAAATATAAAAAGGATGCATGGGTTAAATTATAACATTCAATCTGTTCGGGAATCCCATAATGGACCAAATACCAGTGCACTATAAAGTTTGCTATGCGCTGATACTCGTCTAGACTTTCAATAACAATGAGATTTGCTTTTTCTGCTGGCATCTCGCGACGGGCAAAGTCTGTATCATTGGTAACCCAAAAAGGATGTCCATTAATTATGCGCTTTATTGGTGGCTTTTTAATTATAACAGCGGCGGTGGTGTCTGGTGTAATGTCTGACATATAAAGATTGTAGGGATTTATCTTTGCGTCGTTTGCGCGCGCGGGGGGGTGTCTCCTTTTTGCACCCACTATATGATATAGGACCATGTCACAGAATTTCTATGATAAACTGGACGAATATTATCGCTTAAAGGCGACATATTTGGCAGAACTGGATGAGATTGCAAAAAAAACACGACAAGCGCGCGATACCGCTTTGGGTGTAACTAACCTGAAAAAAAACAAAGGGCACACAGCGGTGGCGGCTGCTGCTGCGCCGCCAGCCGATGCAACAGTAAAACGACCTAAATGTGTTGGATGTAGGCGTCCAGTTGGGACAATATTTACTACAACATATGACGATAAAACAGATGAGCGCTTATTGGGTGCTACATGTGGAGACACGACTGACCCATGTGCCCTTAAAATATCTCTTTCAATGGGAGAAATTCGCCCCCTCCCCGATTTTATTAAGGAAGAGGAGGACCGACTAAAGGTCTCCCGTATAGAGGTTATAAAACTGAAGAATCAGCTCCTTATTGGCGCCATAACCGAAGATGCAGTGATGACAGCTTTTGAAGAATTGCAGGAGGAAATAAACACCTCAAATCAGTTACTTGAGTATTATTTAGCCATGTATGATGAGCGGGCAAATGGGAGATATAATAACCGCAAAAAGTTGGAAACGGTGGCAGCGGAGAAATTTGCATTAAAAGAGGAGATGCGGCGGGCGATGGCAGTTTTTGCATCGACGCGAAACCCCGCTTTTGCACAAGAGGCTGTGGAGATATATGTTAATCAGATGAAACCACTTGTAGCGGCAGATTTAGAGGAAAAATATGCGCGCTGTGAAGTAGTCGCAATGAGTGCCAAATCGGGAAGTGGTGCCGGGGCCGGGGCCAATAAAGGAAGTGGCAATGCAGATAATTCGGATGATGAGGATGATGGCGGGCAGTCTAGTGGCGCGCTGTCCGGTTCCAATACTGTGTATAGACTATATCAAGACGCGGTTACCCCTGCAAGGTTAGAATATACATTATTGGAGCCGCGTGTATTATCATTCAATTTAGGAGCCGGTCCAGTGCGAGTTGTGCCTAGTAATAAGAAAAAGCCCCGAGAACGGTTTGTGGCAACTGGATTAAGTATATCAGACATTGCTGATGAAGAAATTTAGGGCACCATAATATATGTTATTTGATAAATATATTTCATGGCCTGTATTCTTAGTAAGTTTTATTTTAGGATGTGCATACATGTATGGCATGGGTCCGTTAACAAAGCCGGTATATATTTATCCAACGCCCGAGAATGTAAATAATCTGCTTTTTAAAGACGGTGCTGATACCTGTTTTAAATTTTACACAATTGAGACCGCTGAACCCGCTGATAAAAACCGGGTTAAAGACATTCCAATACAAATTTAAGAGATGTCAGAGGCAGACTGCGAGTATATTTCAAGCCGCGGGTTTATGGGTTTGTGTAATGTGCGCCCGCCTATTGACCGGCGTACTGTGCATAAATATAATAAGTGTGATTATTTGGAACGCTGGGTGCAGACCAAAAACCATCGAGTACACAATCATTTGGTGTATGTATGCAGTGATGTATTGGGATGGTTTGTGGATACCATTTTACCCCGCGTTAGCACACCCTTTGTATTAGTATCTGGTGACTCCGACAAAGCAGTCCCGCGTGAGGCGATGACCAACACTCAAGTGCAAAAGCTTGTTGAATGTGTGTATTGTTGTGCATGGTATGCGCAAAACTGGGTAGGTGTAGGGGCGAGTGAGGTGGTCCCTGCGGCGATGAAAAAGGTAGTTTCGTTGCCAATTGGGATGGATTATCATACACTGACAATGGGACATGGACCTACTCCGATAGAACAAGAACGCATGTTACAAGAGGTTCGCGCAGGGGGCGCACCATTTTTAGCACGCCGCGCCGAAATCTTTTGCAATGTCCAGCATAGACTGGACCGATGGGGAGATCGCGAAAGAGCAATCCGGGCGATACCGCCTGGTTTGGCGGTTTTTTCTCCAAAAATGGACCGAGAGGCGACATGGCGTGAAATGGTGAAATATCGGTATATATTATCGCCCTTTGGGAATGGATATGATTGCCACCGGGTATGGGAGTCGCTACTTTTGGGGTGTGTGCCGATAGTATGTTGTGGGGGTGGGGGCAAAGCCGTGCGGGAATACAAAAGACTGTGGGAGGGGTTACCTGTATTATGTGTCGACCGATGGTCTGATGTGACAGAGAAAGTATTAGCCGATTATGCTGCATTGTATTGCGTAGAGAAAGGTAAAATACATGAATACCTTAGGTTAGAATGGTGGCGCAATAAAATGCACAATGAGTTTGATTTATTAAAAATCTGAAAAAAATTGATATAAACTATATTATTTTCCCAATATTATAATTTACTTTCCATAATATTTGGCATCCTTAAAACATGATGAATTTAACAGAATCGCAAAAGGTGTTTATGCGTGCATTGGGTAAACTATCTGCTACATCGCGGGTGAATTATCCGGCAATCCATCAATTCTTTGAGAATTTGATTATAGAGGTTGGGGATAATGCGCCGGCTGCGAATCCTTTACGAGTGAAAGGAAGTGCTAGCCATATACATCGTGTATATTTGACCCAGATAAAGCATTACATCTTTCAATTGACGACAATACGCGCTGGTGACAGCGATGAAGAAGGCATGTTTGATACCCAAAAGAATTCCGAAATCCGAAAAACATATATGGTGCAAATCGCCACATTTTTAAAGGTTTTACCCGAGTTTATGCATGACGCTTTACTTACTGGCGCACCCATTTTTACGCCATAAACTTGCGCCGTTTTTCTCTTGCCCTATATAGGCCGCCCCGGGCGGCCCTGCATGTATTAACATAGGTGACCGATATCCCTTTGGCCGACACAAAGTAGGCCTGGTCATGTATGCTTGATTCTGAAAATAAAACATCAAGGCATCGACATACATGCTTTAGGGGATTAGGGGAACTATAAGGTAGACCGGTCATGTATCTTGATTCAGAAAATGAAACATCAATAGAGATGCAGGCCGGTCAACCGGCCTGAGTGGTAAAGTAAACCGGCCTGAGGGAGAAAAAGGTGACCGGCTCACATCACTAAACATCAAGGCATCAACATTAGAGATGCGAGCCGGTCAACCGGCATGAGTGTAAATGTAGACCGGCATGAGTGTAAATGTAGACCGGCATGAGTGTAAATGTAGACCGGCCTGAGTGGGAAAATGATGACCGGCTTACAACACTAATCAACATACATGCTTTAGGGGAACTATAAGGTAGGCCGGGTCATGTATCTTGATTCAGAAAATGAAACATCAAGGCATCAACATACATGCTTTAGGGGAACTATAAGGTAGGCCGGGTCATGTATCTTGATTCAGAAAATGAAACATCAAGGCATCAACATACATGCTTTAGGGGAACTATAAGGTAGGCCGGGTCATGTATCTTGATTCAGAAAATGAAACATCAAGGCATCAACATACATGCTTTAGGGGAACTATAAGGTAGGCCGGGTCATGTATC